ATTATTCTCGTTATAAATGTAAATCTTTTGGGTATCCACGAAACAAGCGAACACTATTTGGTTAATGGTAAGGTACGAAAAGTAAATGGGGCCATCAACAGTTAATAAAGGTGTCGTGGCCGTAATGTTGACTTTGTTGTAATTGGAATCAATCTGATAAATTAAATTGTTAACTACTACGTAGGCAAATTTTACAGTTTTAAATATTTGGCGCGGTTCAGCCTCGAATTGAAGCACGTTAACGCCATTTGACGTTATGTGCTTTCTACCCATGCAAGGGTACATTGATTGTTCTCTTTTACCAGCATCATTTTTGACAAGATACCAATTCGCCGTATCCTCTGGACTCCATTGACGGAATCTTTGGCGGTTATATTGGCCTGCAATGCGCAGCTCTTTAATTTCAAATTGTCCGTCTTGACTGGTAGCACCCATCAGATTCCTGCCCGCAAACGCCAGCTTCCATTTAGGTAGCTTTCGTTCGCTGAATCTATGACCAAATCCATAGTAGAAACGCTTTCCATATCATCGCGCGCTTCTTGATACATCATTTCTAACTTTTGATCCCAAGCGGCGGAACGCCCTTTGTAAAAGGCAAGCTCACGGGCAAGCGCTAATTTAAAGAATTTCCTAGAATAAAGCGGTAGATTGTTTATAGAGCCGCCAGAAACTACGGGCTGAATCTCAAATTTCCCATAAATGAAAACGCTATATTGCTGTGACGGCCCTGGGTAAAGCTGCATTGTCGTGTAATCAAGATCATTAGTGATAATGGCGAAGCGCGGCAAGCCCAATTGTGGGAAAAACTTATAGCTACCGAAGAAAACTCCCCTATCTTCATCGATTAGCGGATAATCCACGCCATCAAGCGAAAGCCATGCGCGCTCAAGATTTGTTAAGCGTCCGCCATTATAGCTTGGCAGCGTTGTGCCGTAGTGCGGATTACCCACAAAACTAGCCGGTGGCACCCATCCAGGGCTTGCGAACGTCAAAAATATCTGGTTAATTTGCGCTGTTAACTCGATTTTCTGAGCAATTGGCAGCAACAAAGAGCTTGTGCTGTAGAAACTAATCAATTCATTGAAAAATTGTATGCCTTTCTGTAAATCATTGCCTTGCAGCGAAACAGTAGGACTGCTTGCCGATATCAATTGATAAGCATCCTGAACGAACTCATTTACTGTCTGGTAGGGCAACATTTTTTTGCTTCCTTTCAACTTTAGAAGCATCAGGTTTCGATGCAAACCACAATCCATTTGTGGTCAACGTTTCAAATTCCTTGTGGGAATTCGCTATTCTTTCCTTTCCATCTTTATCGTAGACAAAAGCCCTGAAATTAGCTTTATCAACCCAACGATCAAGATATTGAAATTGGTTTTCGTGATTATTGATGTTCGTCACCTTTTTTAAAGATTGATTCATGGTCACCTCGTAAAAGGGCAGCTATCGAGAAATCCTCGGTAACTGCCCAATTTTCGTTAGGACATTACAACTACTGCAAACTCAGGGTTAATCGAAACGCCCGCGATTATGTCGATACGGTCTAACTGGACATAATTACGGATGTCGGCACCGAGAGAATACGTCATTGCCATTTTGTAAAGGTCGCTGTAAGAAGTTACGGCCTCAACACCGCCTTTCAATTCCTTGATAGGGGGAGCAGCAAAGACGATTGCTTGGTTGTGGAACGCCATTGAGACGTTGTGACTATTGGCACGATACAATTGCGCACCGTTCGGGATAGCCGCCGAGATGTTTTGACGTGCGCCGCTAATCACAATCGTTGGGCTGACTGTAATTGTCGCGTTTCCAGCGCCATCAGCAACAACGGGGGCTGTAACCACGAATTGCGCGGTTTGCGCCAAGGGCTCATAAGTCAAAGGGTTGACCATGAACACACCGGATGCCGCATCTATTGTGATGATGTCGCCCACATTCAATGCACCAGTCGTCGCAGTCCATCCAGACACAACGATGGTATTTCCACCAGTGATAGGGCCATTGGTTACAACACCAGCCGCGCTATAGCCTGTCGGAGGAGTTCCACCAGTTGCACCTGTCACGCCAGCGACTTGCCTTTGTAAGAAGTTCGTTTTGAAGAAATCGAACCCAGACAAGTGTCCAATAAAGCCGTCAAGCAATGCGCCGCGATTAACGGTCATGTTGAAGACATTATATAAGGCGTTGGTTAATGTAGCGGATACAGCCGGAGGGTTAGCCCAATAACGGTTTCCATCTTCTGGAATGCCCAATTGGGTCATATAAGCATCCGTCTGGAATACCGTGTTTTGGTCAATTGCAACGCCTGGCGTACCGTACGCTTGGTAAACTTCCGTCTGGAAATTGGTTGTGGCGATAAATTGCTCAACCATGTTGGCCAGCCGCTTAGCGCGGGGGTTCAACATCATATCCAGGTAGGGTTGGTCACGAGCGCGATCGAACGTCAGTTCAAAGCCAGTGAACTCGACCATTGTGTGGAATTGCGTATCAATGGTGAGAGGGCGCACGACTTGGACGCGAGCTTCGGATGTGGCTGTCGCGCCGAATCCACCGAGGTACCGTTCTTCCAAACGATAGTTAATGGTTTGACCGGTTGCGTATTTTAAGCCCTTGAAGTCACCTTCTAAATTACGGTTTGCTCATTTATATTCTATGGGGATCGTTAATCCCTATACGCCTTTCGACTGCTACCAGTCACCTGGCAGATTAGACTATATCTTCACCCGATCACTCGGGGCGCTGCGCTTCCGCTCACTTGAGCGTACTCCATCCCTGGATAGTCGTTGCACCTTCCGCATCCTGCGGCTTGGCTCAGGATTGTCTCTCTCGAGAGGTTCCCTGAATTCACAGCGTAACAATTAACCATTACTGGTTAAAGAGGCCAAAAAAACCTTAGCAAAATTAAGATAATTAATAAACCGAATGAAAGTTTCATCAAGGATGTATTGAGTTGTGGAAAAACTGTTGCCACTAAAGCTCATATAGTATACTCCTTGAACAATTAAAGTTAAGTTAAATTAATAACTCATCATTTTTTGTCCGGCGGAGAGACTATGTACGCGCCATTTGTGGCATAAGCGGAAGTGCCGATTTCACTCACTTGGTTAAATTATACTCCTATTTTTTGCTTGCTTGCAACCATTCATATTGGTAGTATCTGCGAGCAAATCTAGCGCACGCGTTCTATCCTAGAATCCGCTATAATATACCTTAAATCTCATGAGGTTATAGATTAAATGCTAGAAATCACTCCAGATATGCTCGTTGAACCCCAAAAGCCAATACAATGCTCATCATGCTACGATGAGCTAAACGAAATGGATCAGTTGCGCAACGAAGAATGCGGGATTGAGCCTGAGAAATGGATTTGCTTTACTTGCGAAATGCAGAATGATGCCCTGGCTAAGATGCTAATTCACCTAGTCGAGTGTGGATTGATGGAAACTATTAAACCTAATTTCCAAGAAATGATCGACAACCTAGACGCTGACCCGAGGAATTGATATGGACGAATACCCTTATGAGCTGATCAAAGAAATGGACAATTGCATAGGTGAGTTAAAGAATAATTCAGACGCACTAATGGAAGCATGGAAGCGAGCATCTAAACTACTAAAGGAGATTGTCAATGGAACAGCCATCCCCGAAGATGTCAAAGCAGCAAGCAAAGCAATTCTGGAATCATTTGACGCCAGAGCAAAAAGCCAATTTCAACAAGATGATGATGGAGCTTAATCAAGGCAAGTTGCAAATGTCAAAAGTCATGGTCGATGACAACGAGCAGATACAGCGGATTGTCCTTGACCCTAAGAACGCGCCAGGTAAGCCAGCCGATCCATTCTATAAACAGTTTCATTTACCGCCGGAGATAAAGTAATGAGCGCACAAGATGCATTAGATTACATGAATATGGTTCACGATGTTGCTCCTAAATCGTTTATAATTTTTAAATTATGCACGATATTCGAGGAAGGAACAGGAAAAAAAATAACTAAAAAATCGATTAACGACAAAAAGGGAGTTTATAGCTTTATAAAAGATGTTCTTCCTTTGCTAAAACAATTAACTCCCAAAATGCCGAAAATAGAGGAAGATATAATAAAGAACTCTATAGACGCATTTGCGCTACAAAATATTAACAAACGTGAAAAAAAGAAAAAGAAAAAGAAATGACAAACGTCGATTGCCACCGGAGATAAAGTAATGGATAAGAAATTCAAAGAAGAAATTAAGCTTGCTGCAAAATGCAGTTTGGAAATTAGAAAGTCAATGAACAAGTTACAAAAGATGGATGATCCTTTTATAGATAATCTCTACATTCAACTTGGCAAGCAATGTTTTGCCACCATGATGGGAAACTTTGGTGATCTGAATATTGCATGTCGCAAACTATTAGGTGATCCAGTTCCTGAGATTGGTGACAATGAAGATAAATAGCTACGAAGGAATAATCGACCTAGATACTGATATCGCCAAAGAGTTAGGGTTCACCTCTGATAAATTCAATATTGGCTATCTATGGAAGAAAGGTGACGCTATATGGATTTCATTGATAGCATCTCTCGCTGCGGGTAATTTCTCAAAGATAATGAAACGCATTCACGAATTGGGATTTACAATAGTCGTCCCGTCACCATTAGGCAACATGCGAGAAATTGTAAGGGCAAAAGGATTCATACACTCAGCGGAATTCGTTGAGGATATTGGAGAGACAGTCGATGTATGGACTCTAGCACCCTAACTATTTCTTCTTCTTGCCATACTCTTTAATGCGTTTTTCAGATACATGAGACATTTCTTTCTTCTCGTGCATCTTCTTTGGCGATGGCTTTTTATGTTCCTTACCTTTTTCCTTGGTCTTTGACATTTTCCTCTCCTTGGTTAATTTAAAGATACTTGCTGCGCGTGTAATTCCTTTATAGCTACACACTCGAAAAACTCTTGCATGGTAATAGTTATTTGCGATCTCGCGGCAAATGACGCTGATTGCGCGATAGGCACATAATTGGTGTTATAGACAGAATTTCCTAACGACGTTTGCGTGTAGTATATATGCGTTACACCGACACTTGTTAATTGAAGTTCAAATGAAGAAACTGGCAGTGTCAATCCCCTTGCATTTTGCACCGATGGGAAATTCACTATCAATGCGTTGTTAAAAGTGTTCAGCGCCGCAACGTATATCAAGAAATCACTTTTTGAAAGATTAAATCCACTTGTGGTGCCGAACGTGACCTGGTTATTTGAAAAACTAACTTGGTCAACCTGCGACGAACTAAGTGTATATGTCAATGTTTGCGCTTGATTACCAATGTCCAAAAGTATAGCTGCCTGTAAACTCATTAGCGATGCTCCTTATGGCGATGATGTGATTCATGTTTTATTACATGCTTCTTTTCTTTATGCTCGCCAGACTCACTATAAGCAATAGCTTCTGCTTGCTTAGGTGGTTTGCCAGCGTGAATTTCAGCGGCAATATTTTCGCCGAATCCTTTTGAACCTGGTTTAGCTCCTTCAATTAACGGCATGTCGATCTCCTTATCTATGTTCTCCGCCTCGCGGTTTGACTGTCTTTGCTAAGTTAGTTTCAACGTATCGAGAAATATTGTTCACCTGGCTATTGTCGATTCCATTCGCCTTGGCTCTGTTCTTGCCTTTGTAAATAGGTTGGCGCGATTTCTCCATTAAAGGAATGTCTGATGCGATACCAGGCGTACGAGATTTAATCGACATCAACGATGCTCCTTGTGCCGGCCATGTTTCTCAGGCTTTGCCGATTTCTTTGGCATGGCCTCATCCTGCGGCATCTTATCGCCTTTGCCAAATTGAGCATTGCCATCGTGCATGCCACGCTTGACATTGACCTCTTTTGGCCCTGTCTCATAGGCGACTGCTGATTGGTTATAGGCGTTATCCATTATCGTTTCCCCTTTTCCATTCCAGACCAATCAAACCCTTTATCACCCATGAAACTCTTACGGGTATTCTCGTAATTGTTTACATAAGGCTCATTCCAGTATTGTGAATGTATACTGTTATCGATTTTAGTAATACTTTGTCCGCCATCCTTGCCTTCATTGGACATTTCTTCATAGCAACATTCTTTGTCGTTTGAATATTTTGGCATTTCTTCCTCCTTAACAATGTGAGACCTTCCTTTGTCATCAAAAATTCGATGTTGAACTTTTTTAACACCAAATTTCTCGATGAGCCTTTGCATTAGACTTCTCCAAAAATACATTTCTCTTTGGGCGCTGGCGCATTAAGCATGACTTCTTTCTGAACGCACGCATCGTGGTTAGCAACATCTGTTATTCGATTTTCCTGCTCATGTTTTTCTTTTGCAGGATTTCCATTATCACCTGGTATTGGCATGATTATTCTCCTATGTGATTTTCTTTTAACATTTTTTCAATGTACTCTATTCTATCAAAACATTTTTCGATGCCATTTTCAACATGGTCTATCATTTGTTGATGTGCCTCTAAAAACATAAATATTTGTTCAACTTCAGTCACTTTTTATTCTCCACGATAAATTTCACATAGCTACCATTTGCAGTGTGAACATGTACATGCGGCCTTATCAATCCCCCTGGGTTGTAAAAACATTCAGGGTTGCTGCATTGCTTATCGTCTGGCTTGCTTTTGTTTTGCATGTTGGGCAATCCTATCTTCAAGTGACGGCATGTTCATGGCTTTCGCTGGCATATCGCCACGTGGGGAATCTAATGGTCGCGGCGCTGCGCTCACAATGTTCTTGGTCTTCACCATCTTTTCATGCAAGCGTCCAATTTCTGCCGCCTGTGCGTAAGGGTCAGCAATGCGCGAAATGCGATCCAATTCTTGTGGATGCATTTTCGATGCGCCATATATGAACGCCGCTGGGTTATCTAAATTACGCGCTGCCAACATCATATCGCGAGTAATCTTTTGCTGGCTGACCATAGGTTGTACTACGCTATCGAAATCAGAGTATTTGCTCATACCAGAGTTAAACTTGGTTTCAAAATCGGCTTGCCTTGCATTTTCCTGTTCGCGCCATTGTTGCTCTGTTTGTTTGGCTTGGCGCTTTTCAAGTGTTTTTTCAATGAACGATTCAAGTTGTGTTTCCCAAGTTTCCTCGCTATTCGGATCTGCCGTAAATCCATCAGCGGCGGCCTTGACTTGCTGTTGGGTAGGTTGCTGTTCAGCAAACTTGCCTCGCGCTAAACGCTGGCGAATGCCCTCATTTAGGCGTTGGTTAAATTCTTCCTCTGTATACATTTTGGGCTTTGCCATGGGATTGCCATATTCGTCAATGGCTTGATCTGGCGCGGCTTTGGCTTCTTCTTGAGCGGTATTTGGCGTACTTTCAGGCTGTGCAGCAGCCGCAACAGGTTGTTCACTTTCTGCGCTAATAGGCTCATCCATTGTTCTATGTGGAACGTCTGCCTCTGCCATAGCCTCCGGCTCATTGGGCGATGAAACCTCAACAGCGGCCTGAACGGGTGCCTGTTGGTTCATCCGTGATGCCATGTCTTTCACTAGCGCTGAATCGATGTTATGTGCTTCCTGCATGATTTGCTCCTGTCATTGAATGAATGCGTTTCTGGTGGGTATGTTCTAATGCTTGCATATCTTTTTCATGATGGACTTGGCCTGCATGGGTCAATAACTTGATAATGTTTTGGCTATGGTTCATTTGCATATCAGCGCTTACGCGTTGCATCTCAGCTTGGTAGCGCAGAATGGATTCTTGCAACTCGGCGGCCTTCTCTTGCTTCTCGGCCTCTATTTTCTCAAACTGCATAGTCATGTCTTGTTGGGTTTCGATTGCCTTCCTTTGTAACTCAGATTGTTTGATCTCAAGCCCTTTCGATTCGCGATCGTGTTTCATTTGCGCTTCTTGCATCTTCTGTTGCAATTCCTGTTTCTTCAACTCAGCAAGAATCATGTTCGGGTCAGGTTGCGGTTGTTTTGGCGGCAATGGCTTGCCCGTCTTGCCTGCCTGGATGATCTCAGGCGGAACGAGTGTGCGTAATCGGTTTTTCAATTCCATATTGTTATCGAGCGGTAGGTTTTCAGCATAGAGGTCGGCTATCATCGGGAACACTTGGCCGCTTCTGTCGGCTTGCAGGACGGATTGCAATGATAACAATGCCTCTTGCTTCTGCCCCTCATAACTCGGCCCAGGCTTCAACCTAATCTTGAAGCGCCCTTTGGTCATGTCATTTTGAATTTGCAAACCATATTCGTCCATACGCTTATTGATCGTGACATTCTTGGCTTCTGAATCTTGCATGGGCAATACTAAATTGCGTTGCGTGTCGTAAACGCTTGGTATCATCTCATTTATAATTTCGCCGCCCACCGCAATAGCAATATTGAGACTATTATAAGGAACATAAGTGTTCTTTGATCCGGTTTGGGTGCGAGCGTCAATGGCCTTGCCTGAATTTTCATTTCCTTGATCTCCCATCTGAGTGTCATACATTCCGGTGCCGGTTTGTATATCCATCATCGTGCGTTCATATTGCTGCACAAGGGATGCTGACAACTCGGCTGGTTTTATTTGTTGAGGCACTGCGCCACTTGGTGTTTCATCATAGACTAAAGCTCCTTGAACAATTGAAGGATCTCGCCACATTTGCTGGACATCTGGACTTGAAACACATTTGCGAGGGGCTATGAACTGGTCATAGCGAGATATCTTAACGAGATATGCTGACTGGGTGGCGAGATAGTTTAAGTATTTCTGCGCGTCCTTAACGTCTTTAAAGAACGAGCGTGTGATTTGTTGGCCTTGCTTAGTAAAGTAACTCTTTTGGTCAACGAATATGACCGGTAATTGTTCGCTGGGGAAATCTTCTTCTTCCAATACAAAGTCACCAGCGATCTGTCTATGCTTGATTGTGTATTTGACCGTTTCGCGCTTTTGAAGAACCGTAACCGGCATTCCGTTGTTCATAATCATTTTCTTGCCATCGATCTTGATCTTCTCAAGATTCTTGAAACCTTCATTGTCCACTGTTGTGCCATCGGACAATTGATAAATCGTGACCGACTGAGGTTCGCGCATGAAGTCATCCACTTGCGTGATTGAGTCATCGTCCGCGAACGCCATCGTGCTATCTTCTGTGATAGCGGATGTCCCTATCTGGCTCTCAATGTCCTTGCCCCATCGGTCACGAAACTTTCTGCGCGAAATCCTTGTGCGGAATCCGGCGTACATGCCATCGGTCTTGCATTTTGTTTTCGCTGAGATATCCCAATAGTAATTATTCGGGTCATCTCTAGATTCTAAATAGATTTCCTGGTCGAAACTTTTGTTGTCCACATAGCGCGTTGCGAAATGATGACCGCCATAACCGCCGACAATCGATTGCCAGAATGATTGCTGATAGACACTTTTCGCATCTGAGTTAAGACTAATATGTTTAACGAGCGCGGCGCGGGCTTCTGCTGCTTCAACGGGAACATCTTCATCGGGTAACACTTGAAGGTTTGGCGTATTCTGCATTTGATCACCCAAAAGGTGATTCATTAGAACGCCGAGCTTATTGAATACGAGAGGGATTTTGTTGTAGCGCTCGAACAGTTTGGATTCGTCATCGCGCCACTGATCGCCCATGACGAAATCAATCCATTCGTAGTATAACGAGCGGTTGATCGTCCAATATTTCTCCCACTTATCAACGCGATCGCGGATAGTGGAACATAGTTCAGGATCCTTCCTGGGCATATGTATTCATCCTTGAATATCATTTAGCCATTGTACAGCTTTTTAGCTTTTATTGCTATAAATCGGTTTTCACGAAACCAAAGCAGTTTTCACGAAAATTGCCTCATTTTATCTTCTTTGCCACCGTCATCCAATATTTCAGCCGCGTACGCAATATCGGTGCACACTGCGTAACTTTGCTATTCTCGACGACAAATCCGGCGCAAAGATATGGCGTTGTTACTTGGTAGAGGCCATCTTCAAGCATTTACCACCTCTAAGCCGTTTAACACCATTTCATCGCTCATCTATGTGAACCTCGCATTAATCAGGCTTAGGCTCAAACACTATCTTTTCTTCAACCAATGTTGAGCCATCCAGACGGTACATCTTAATACCTTCTTTTGGATGACAGACAATAAGCCATAGACCATGATCGCCTATTTCCATCATTCGCCATTCCGATCCATCAGGTAATGTGGCAATATATTTTGAATCACGTGTCATCTAAACATCGCCATAAAAACCGCCGAAAAAAGAGAGACTAAGAGCATCGGCGCCACTAACCCCAACGCAAACGCGCTCCGCATTTTCTCGAACAACATCTTGCAGGCGCATAAACATAGCATTCGAATGGTTTTCCACAACTTTCGCATATTCGCTGTTCCCTTTTGGTCTTATAAAACTCATGCGCAGCACATTAAAGCTTCTCGATGATCTTTTCCAGCGATGCCTTGGTATGTTCTAGCTTGTTTGACCTATTGTCAAAATCCTTAATAAACATGATTTCAGGATTATGCCCAGTCATTTTATTGTATTCCAGCTCCATTTTAACAGAGGATAGAATCTTGCCGGATAGGTTAGCAGAAGCGTTTGCCATGGCAGGGCTAATCTCGCCGCTACTAACTCTTTCCAGTTCCTTTGATAAAAAATTACGCAGTTCCACTACATTGTTTATCGCCATTCCTTAGCTCCTTAAGTTTTCGTTTTAGAAGTAATTGCATCCTTTTTGCCTCTACCAATTCAGGCGATATCTGTTTTGCTGACACCACCATTTTTCCATCTTTACCTTTCCCCAACAAATGCTTTATGTAGAAATCTGATAAGTTTTTCCGGCCTTCCATCCTGTATTTTTTGTGGTATTCTCTGCCCATTTCACGGCGCTTGTAATAACATTTATAAGGGCGTTTATTTTTCTTTTCCCTGGATTTCTTTTCTATTTGCCGGCATTTCTCATAGTTCTTAGCCCTCCATTCTTTCTGCTTGATCCTATGATATTCCTTGTATTCTTCTTTAGTGCGGCGTTTTTTTTGATTGAAGCTGCCAGATTTTCTGGCGCAGGCCAGGCAGAGATAATAATCTTTATTGTTTTTACGTTTATAAATCCTAGTTTGCTCTCGGGATAATTCGCCATGAATTTTACATATCTTAACAATCCCTATGGCTAGAATAACCTTAGGCCGTTCGCCGAATGATTTATACTTTTCCCGTCTATATTTGTGGGGCTGGCATAAAGTTCGCCTATGAATCGCCCTATTAATGCAATTTTCTACGGAGCATAGTTTAATCATCTAAACATCGCCCTCTCATAAGGATTTAGCTGCGGTACCTGGATATGCCCCGAAGAAACATCGCCGTAAAATCCACCAAAAAATGTGAGACTGAGCGAATCTGCGCCATCAGGCGAGGGCATACCCCTAGCGCGCAAATCATCCTTACTTTCAATCTGAATTTGGCCACTTGAATTCTCCTTGAAACCTAATGAACATAGCTCGCCGTGCAGCTCATCCTGGTCTGGCACCTGTACCGGCAATTCCCCCTGGAACCAATCGCGCATGTCGCACCATAACTCAGCGCGTAGATTCTTAAACTTTTCCTTATCATTCGCGGAACGCGCCACATTCACGCCCTCAACCATTGAAAAACCCATTTCCTGCATTCTATCGACAACGCCGGCGCCAATGCCTATACAGTCAATATAAACTTTGTCGGGGTTTTCTTCCAATATGATGCGCTTCAATAAGCCGCATATCTCCATAGTGTTGTAATTGCTAATGCGCTGTAAGTTAAATGCCACCCTGCCGCGCCGCCTTATGATTGCCGTTCTATCGCGGTCGCTGATCGCAACGTCAACGCCTATGATTAGTGGCCCTTTGATCTCAAGGTCGTTCTTACGCGCTATTTCTACGTATTTTGAGTGTATAAGGACATTCTGAATTGGGTTTTTAAACGCTTCTGTGGCATTAAAAGGGTATTCGACATTGAAAAAGGCTCTGCCAGCCTCAAAGTCCTTGCTAAACTCGTTTATTTTGACTCTACGCCATGCTAAATGCTCATGCGTAAGACCATTTTCGCCGTATAGATCGAATAGGTTGAGTTCTTCATCGGTGAGATTGAGGCCATTGGCTGAATAGGTGTACTCATCCTGCCAATACCAGGGCAAGAAGATTGCCTGGTACTCGCTATCTGGGTTCATGCCATTTACCCAACGTTGGTGGAAGTAATTACCTATTCCGTTGGCGGTGCTTTCGAGAATAACTTCGGTACCCGCCTCGTTACTAATCGCTTGCAGGATGCCTTTCGAGTGATCTTCCGCGAACGCCCAGTATCCGACCTCTGATCCATGAAACAATTGAACTGTTTGAGAGCGCCCAACGGCCCTATTTCCAGCAGTTCCCACCGCATATCCGCTGTCGAAGTCTTTGAAGTACATTTCGCGGGCATTGGCAGTGTCAGGTTTAGGAACAAGACCAGGTTCAAGGTTTTCATAGAAGCGTTGAGCCATGCTAAAAAGGTTTTTTGTTGCTTCTTTGTCATGAGTGAGAATAAATGCTTTCTTTCCTCGGCTGGTGATGACCTGATGGAAAAATCTAGCTTGTATATAAGTAGAGTTATGTGAGACAAGTCCTTCACAGATGAATGTTTTTTCGCTTGTTTGCAAGTCGATGACATTTTGTTTACCTATCGATTTTATTGATAATATCTTAGCCCAAGGTCTTATTCCGTCTGTTGCCGCTTTTCCTGGTAATTCATGCCCAACATACCATTCATCAAGAGTAAATCTTGTCGGTCTACATCGCGCAAATATTTCCATCAAATATGGTAATCTATGAATATCCAGCCTATGAACAGGCTTATCACCATACTTACTGCTTTCTCCTGCTTTTCTATTATCCAATACTTCTTTATACGGAATATCACGATCATGGAAATATTTTTTCATTCTAGCAAGAATTTTACCGGCTACTTGATGAACGCTAAGCCTTTTTGCTCCTGATAATCGCGCGCTTCCTTCTCCATCAATAATTCCTGCCATCCAGCCATCTTCGTAAGTTTGACATTCGTAATTTGGAGGTCTGGTAGCCACTCTAATTACATCGCCAACTTTTAAATCACTAATTTCTCTCCATTGTTGTTCATCACCTCCACGCTTTTTACATAACATTCGGTGATTGCCGGTGACTTCGAGACGCGCTCCATTATCTAGGATTACTTCAAACGCTTCTTTAAAAAATTCTCTCTTATCTTCTACTATTGCTGTTCTAAATTTACGGGATTTTTTATATCCCATTCCAGTCTTTCCAGATGATTCTTCATCACAAGCGACTAATTTATCGCCTATCTTAATATTATCTATTTTAACCCATCTATAATCGGAAGTTAGAACTTGCATATTTTTTGACCAACAGCACCCCTGCTGACGACCTTTTAATATAACAGCTCTTACCCTGCCTGTTTTCTCTTTTTGCGCTTGAAGTCTGTCATGTAAGTATATTTGTGCCCTATTGAATGCGAATGGTCTAGGTTGCCCCGATTTAGTCCTTATGACAAGGAATTTAGGGGCAAACTTTTTAAAGTCACGCAATGTATCAAGCTGATCGTCCGTGATCATTAGTTCACTTGTTAGGCTGCTTGTTGGGTTGCCTCAACTGGTACAACAGGGTCGGCGATTGGCGGCGCAGATGGCGCAGACTGCGGCGGCATGGGTTTGTCAAAATCAATCGCAATGATTTGATCTTTGACGTAGAGCATCCCATCATTAAACTTGAACAAGATGTGCTGCATGACAACTGGGTCAATGGGCAGCTTCTTAACTTGCTCGCACATAGGCAAGAAATGCCCGAAAAAGGCATCCCAAAGGATTTGCTTAACTGCGTCTTTGTTTATGTTTGATTCAGTAGCGGAGGCATCGTGAGTCATTATATATACGTCCTTATATATACAAGAAAATGGTGTCGGTTGTTACACCCGCCGACCGACGGCAGCGCTCTAGGCAATAAGGGGCCTTGGTGTTCTATTAACGGTCAGCGTTATAATTATAATCGTTGTCACCTGAGCCATTGCCCATGATTTGACGATTATTCTTAGCGCCTTCCATTTTAGTTGCTGGGTGTGGGGTATTTGCCAAGTCGGCCATATTGTTGTAACCCATGCCTTTATTCATATCCATGTTATTACGCGCTTCCCATGATTTGGGCATAGCGACATAATGCTCGCCCTTCACGTTTTCCACTGCGCCTGCTTCACCGTCAAATTCATTCATTTTTTAATCTCCTTAAGAGTTATTAGATAACCACAAATCCAAAGATTAGTGTGCCATTCAGCCCCGTTCCCGCTACGTTGTTATTGTAGATTGAAAGCGTAGCCGAACCATTTCCAGGGATAGCCCTTAATTCCAGTCCTCTGGTCGTATTCGTTCCGCCCATTAATTGTAATAACACAATAGAAGCGGTTGTAATTCGTGAGTTAGTTAGGGTGAACGCATAAGCAGAAGCGGCGGCGGTTGATAAAATTTCGGTAGTAATAACACCAGCCTGGTGATTTACAGTAGCCGCACCCGCTGTACTTGTCGCCGTTCCGCGATCAAGCAAGATAGAGCCAGTCATTTGACCGCCAGCTAATGCCAAGCCGCCGAGATTAGCTAAAGACGTCGATGCGCTATTTACATCTGATAAGTTGTTAGCAGCGCGTAAGAATGGGCCGCCCACAACGTTTGATGTAGCGATGTAATCGATAACAGATACGCCAGGGTCAGCGCTTGCGAGAATGGTTAAAGTTCCAGCCGTTGGGGTCACTTTTTCAATGTATGAGACATTCGCTTGAGAATTGAAATCAGCCGTCACAATGCTTGAGGTTGTGATATTAGCATCAGTAATGGTGATAGTTGCAGATCCACCAGCGTTAGCGTAGTCAGCGCCGTAGAGCCCAACCCCAGTGAGTGTGGCATTCGGCACAAAAGCGGAATATTCGACAACAGAGACGCCAGGGTTTGTATTGGCAACGACTGTTATGGTTCCAGCGCCAGCGATTACCGTATAGACACCAGCGGCATTTGCTTCACTTTGGAAGTTAGCATTGATTGTCATCGCAGCTGTAACACCTGGAGCGGGAACGGTGAATGTCGCAGCGCCACCAGCATAAGAGGCTTTGCCAACGATTACACCAGCGGACGATAAACGTGTAGAAGGTGTATAAGAAATATACTCTAATACGGATGCACCAGGGTCAGCGCTTGATACCACTGTTAAGCTGCCGGCTGCGGGTAATACCGTCAGTACGTGAACAGGGTTTGCGCTGCTCTGCCAACGAGCAATAACTACGCTGGCCGCAGTAATGGCTGTATCAGTAATGGTCGTGGTTGCGCTGCCGCCTGCGTTAGTGAAAAGTGAGGTGTGGATTCCCAAGGTCGCCAATGTTTGTTGGCTAAGCGCAGAGGAGGCAAATTCAATTAGAGTGCTAAAATTTGGTGTGATAGAACACCAGCTTATGCCATCAGAGGCCGAAAGCATAATGCAATCGTTGGTTTCCCAAGTCCAAACGCCTTCGTTAAGAGCAGTGATGTTCGGGGTTTGAGCGGTGATATAACCCGCTGCTAATGCGGCGGCGGTCGTATCTGTAGTTTCGATATAAACTAGGTTATTTGTAGAGCCAGTAATTCGTTGAATGAAAGTAATAGCCATTAGATTGAACTCCTTTTCAAGTGCGGTCACTCCTGTGAGCCGTGATAACATTGTGCCTTAACGTAATTGCAAAATCAATTGCCCAGTTTATCGATGATCTTTTGCATGACGTAGGTGGCCTCGTCAGCCTTATCCTCTTTGTGGTGATCTTGCCACTTAGCGCGAGCCTTCATGTAGAATATTTGTGCAGTTGTATTTCCTGACTTGGCATTTTCGAACAGGGCATTGGCTATAATGCTGATGCCTTTGTCGCCGCCTTCTTTTATAGCCTGCGCCAACTGCGGGTAAAGAGCCTTTTTTTCATACAAAGTGCGTTCGCCCATGCCGAGACAAGAAGCTATTTGTTCCATCGTCAAACCACGAGCGGCAAGGGATTCGGCCTTTTCTATGATCTCTTCGGTGATCTCAATCGCTGGACGCGCCATTAGCGACCTCGTCAAAGCTTAGTCCGTTAGATTCTAGTGTGGCGTGAGTGCCGCTGAATTTCTCCCATCTACGGACAATGACGTCGCAATAGGCGGGACTAACCTCCATCATTAGACATTTGCGGCCTAGTTTCTCGGCAGCTATAAGGGTTGTCCCTGAACCGCCAAATGGATCGTAAACATAATCATTTGGTAATGTGTGATTCTTTAATGGGATCTCAAACAATAGAATAGGCTTTTGCGTAGGATGTTCTGTTTTATCCTCTTTGCTTCCTGCAAATATCTGATTAGGTGAGACAGCATCCCAAACGGTGGTTTGCTTGCGGTCACCTTTCCAATTTGCATCTTTTCCTTTCCTGACAGCATACCAACAAGGCTCGTGCTTCCAATGATAGGATGATCTTCCCATGACCATCATGGATTTATTCCAGATAATCATTTGACGGACATCAAAGTCACAATCCTCTAGGTTACTCTTAACCACATCCGTAAACTTAGACGCATGCCAAACATAGGCAATATTTCCAGGGAATAGGGAATATACATCCTTCCAGTCGGCTCTATCATCATTAGCCACCACGTTTTTGTTGCCAGGCGCTAAGGGCTTAACACCCGCATCGTCCCGCCAGGATTGATCTAGGTTTACGCCATAAGGTGGGTCGGTAAGCATTAGCATTGGCTTAGAGCCATTCATCAGCTTTTCAACGCTATCAACCATCGTGCTATCGCCACACATAACTCTATGCGCCCCTAGTAGCCAAATATCCCCTAGTTTAGTCACAGGCTCTTTGGGTAATTCATATTGGGCATTTGCATCGTCTAGCCCTTCCTTAAGTAATTCAGGGTTAAGGAATGCGTCTATTTCGTCGCTAGTGAAGCCTGTCAGATTAATGTCAAAATCAGCCACAAGCAGCGCCTCAAACTCAACCTTAAGCTTATCCGCATACCAGCCCGCATTAAGCGCAATCCTATTATCTGCTAGGATATAAGCTTTCTTTCTGGCGTGAGTGAGGTGTTTTAATGCAATGGTTGGAACTTCGGTTATGCCAAGTGTTTTTGCTGCTAGTAATCTTCCATGCCCAGCGATTATCACGTTGTCCTGATCAATCAGAATAGGGTTATTAAAGCCAAATTCCTTTATACTTTCGGCTATTTCCTTGATTTGTTCGTCAGAATGTGACCTTGCATTATTATCGTAAGCTTTGAGAGAATCTATGGGCAAATCCTTAATATCCATCATCATATCCTTATGATTGACTAGATATTATACTACTACAAAATACTTAGTTAAACCTTAATTAAGATTTCCCTTGACAAATACATACTATAGTATTACTGTGATCATACATTAACTAGCTACGGAGATTTACAAATGAAATATATTTTAATCGCTTTACTGATGTTCAGTTCATTAAATGCAATGGCTTATTCCTCATGCCACACTTACTGTTGGGATGAGAATAACTGTGATACAACTTGCGATTAATCGGAGACTACCCAATGACAACCCTACGCTTTGATAGTTTAGCTTATGCTAACCGACTCAAAAAAGTAGGCATGGATGCCAAGATAGCCGAGTGTTTAGCCGAGGAACAGGCAAATGTTATTAACACCGACTTAGTGACTAAAATTGATTTGAATGGATTAAATAATTCCCTACTTATAGAAATGAAATTGTTAAGGCAAGATTTCACCATTCATTCTGAAAGATTGGTAAAATTAATTAGCAAGACTGAAACCAGGATGTACAAATACATTTTCGGGATGTTTGTTTCATTTGGGGTCATTCAGCATTTTTTAAAATAGGTATAAATTTATGCTGTTAGGTATAGGGTGTATTTTAGTAGGAATTTACATAGCTATTATTCTTGATTAAATCCATCTAAAGGAATAACCATGTCAAGCAACGTCAAAACAACCGTAAAGAGAACATCGTTAGCGTTGAGTAAGGAAGATATGAGGATGCTTAAAGCCCTTGGCGAATTTTATGGCGAAAACGAAAGCCAAGTATTAAAGCGGGCATTGGCTTATACGTATTTTAACACATGCCCGTCCTCTACTGAGGATTCCAATCAATCTTAATCGTCATCTCAACATGGGATGGTTGCGGGAATTCTTTTGCAAGCCCTGTTAGCCATCCACCATGTTCAGATTCTAACGCTTTGAGTTTATCTCCCACGCTAGGGTCAGTAACGATATTATGGACAAGTCCACCAAAGTCGCTAGGACTGGTGTTAAATGCTTTCGCAATAAGTGGGAGCGCGATGCCAGCAGCAACACCAGCAGGGCCGCCCAGAATTCCAGCGATAGAGGGTGCGAATGTTGTGATAAGGGGTAAAGCATCCTTCAATACCTCTTTGATAATAAATCCCATAAATTAAATTCCTTTTAATTTGGCTTTATAATAATCTATTGCTCCCTTAGACATTATATCCCCTTAAATATACCCTTAAAAAATATCAAGCCTCCTGGTTAAGGGAACCAGTTTTCGGGGATCAGCCTAGGCTTGCCTGCCTATTATGAACCATATGATCTCGTCAGCCAACCCTCTAACTCGTCCTTTTCACCTGGATTAATAACTGCTATCATGCGGTACTCTCCGGCTCGTTCTGAACACATCGCCGGTAATAAATAGGGGCCACAATGATTAATCATCTCTATGGTGCCATTTCCCAGTACCCCATCATCCACCAACGCAGCCCTCCTTTTCATGACCGCGCAACAAGCACGCTGGGCGCATTTTATCGCAGGTGATATGCCCATGTTAACAGCCATATCGAAAATGAAATTGGCGTTTTGTTGGTTGTTAATTGTTTGAAATGGTGCATGATCCCAGAATTCGCCTTTATACAAAGCCTTGGCCTGGGCGATTGTTAATTCTCGAATAGTATCTCCGTTAATTGTTCCAGGAGAGAATCCATATTTCCTGAGATCTGCGACATTAAGTAAAAATCGTAAACTAATACCATACTTAGTAATGCCGCCAGGATCAGAGGCGCTTTCTTCAAGTC